TCAATCGAATGATTAACCATGTCTATTTCCTTGCGCATCCATCGTGTTTGTTGCTTGTAGTTTTTAGGTAGTGGGATCTTATATTTGTCCGCACAATCTAACAACACAAAGTATCTCTTTTCTTCTAAAGCTTCTTTAACTTTAGTAAACATATTTAGCATCTCTTTTTTCTCGTCATCGCTCAAGTCCCTGCTGTTAACTTTGTCGGGATGCAAGAGAAATGCAATCTTCCTAAAAAGCTTTGAAAAAATTTCATGCATTTCTCTTTCGTCCTGTGTGAGTTCGAGCGCTTCTCCACCTGTCGCAGCGGGAGGCGTCTCTTCATCGAAGGGTACCATGGCGGCCGAACCACTGTAAGGTATTGGAGTTTCATCTGATTCGCCTTCGGGTTTGTATAAGTTGTCCAGGTGTTGGCAGTGCTTTCGGTTAAGTTCATCAACGTCGATGTTGTTCTTTCTACAATATTCATCATAGTATTCTTGAAATTCTTTGGCTGCAGAATTGGATGTGTCCTCTACAAGGTCGAGTTCTTCATACAAATATCTTAATTGATTAACTAATTTTCTCCATTTAAGTTTTTGCGAGACTGACACATGAGAACCCTCTGGTCATAATTATCTATTCAAACTTAAATTCTATCTTTGCGCGGATTGATAATGTGGGAATGTGTGCATGGTTTACCAGATTATGCTTGCGTGCTTCATCTACTTCTAAAAACCAATCGGCGTGGCCTTTCTGGTGAATGATGTCTAAGAAATAGTCTTTGTGGTGACCACAGTTTTCTGCCATCATTGTGTACAGCTTTTGATTTAAACGTTCGGTCTCGGCTGCATCAGCTTTGATCTCTTCCACCTTGCCAAACCCCATCGAACTTACATCGTGTATCATAAAAGTAGCGTCGGGATCCATATAGCGGTGACCCTCAGTTCCAAAGCTAGCCAGGACAGCACCACAGGACATGGCTTTACCTTGTATAATCGTGGCCACAGGAAGATTGGAATGTTTAATGTCTGAAATCATAGACATCAAACTATACACTTGTCCGCCATAACTGTCTATAATGACTGGGACTATTGGCTGACCAGTGTTTTGTGCCTTGTTCATCTTAGTACAAAATTCATTAGCAGCACTCTCGTCAAATTTCTTGACTCTAATGATGACCGGCAGGTCATCAACTAGCTCTTTCTCTTTAAAGAGAGGGCTAAAGTATTTCATAACTTTCATATCTTTATCCTAGTAATCTAAACGTTTTACCTACCGCATATGTGGAGAATCCCCACTGCTCGTCATACTTTAATCGAGCCATATAAGGTCGGTTTAAGTAAATACGATCCTTCTCGGGTTTAATGCCCCAACACCTAATCTTTGTTAGCTGATTGTTGCTGTCAATCGTTTCTACAATCCAATACAATTTGCCGTTCTTCGTCTTCTTTTCCACGATCTTGCGCGGGATAAACCAGCACAAAAAAAGATCGGGATCGAATTCTGAGATTGGAGGCACACCCTTTTCGAGTAGCTCCTCAATGGTGTCGGGAGTGATGACCAAGTTGATGGGAAAGACTCCCGTAAGGTCAGTTTTAAACTGGATAACTTCTTCTTCTGAGAAGTCTCCTTCTGGTCTGAACGTTTCGATGTTCTCTGTCAATCTCTTAAGAGACTTCGGTCGATCAACAATGCATGCTGACCAGAAGTGTTTACGTCCAGAGAATCTATCATCCACTATATTATCCAGGGCGCCTCCGCGACACAATGCATCCAGCGACTTCTTGTTAAGTTTGCTGTAGACAATGTCTTCTCGGAAGAGGAGATCTTCTGCGTTGGTGAACGGTCGGTTGCCTAAGATTTGTTCAATGGCTGACATTCCCAAACCTTTGATAGATGTGAGCGGTTGCACCATCGTCTTGGCATCTTCGCTAATCTCCCACACTACTCCTGACTTATTGATGTCCAGTGGTGCGATGTTGAATCCGTACCGCTTTGCGATGTTAATAGCCTTCTCCTTTCGAGTCTCTGGCTCCTTGTCCAAGAACGCTGCCATCCACTCGGCCGGATAGTAAGTCCACAGCCATGCGCACTGATAAGAAATCGTGCTGTATGAAACTGCATGCGACTTGTTAAAACCATAGCCTGAGAAGTATTCGAACTTATCCCACAAAGCTGCTGCTTCATCTTTGCCGATGCCATTCTCAGCACAACCATCGATGAACTTAACGCGAAGCTTTGTTTTGATGCCGCCCTTTCCGGTACCCTTCTTAGTGAGAACCTTGCGCAGCATGTTACCCTCATCGAGCGTCAGCCCTCCCAGCTTATGCGCCAGTAGTGCAATTTGCTCCTGGAAGATTAGAAAGCCAAAGGTTTCCTCGGTGATCTCTCGTGCCTCCTCCGACAAATACTTGACGTATTGCGGGTGTTCCTTGGCCTCCATATACTCATCGTGTACCCCAGCCGACAAAGGACCAGGACGATAGATGGAAGCAATGATTGAAATGTCGAGAATACTTCTTGGCTTGACTCTCGCACAAAAGTTCTGCGCTCCAGTCTCGGTGAACTGAAAGATGCCAGCCCACTTCGCTGAGTGGAACACATTCTCGTATACCTTTTGATCCTGGGTGTCTACCACATCCGGGTGGAGGTTCTCATCGTAATACTTCTTCACGTCATCAAACGTAGGATTCTCCATGCCATGATGACGGCGCAGGATGTGTTCGATACAACCCTCCATCATCTTCAGGGTCGAGAGCCCCAACAGATCGAACTTAATGAAACCCATGGGCTCCAGGTGTCGAACGTTCTGACCCTCGGACCATGGCGTCTGTCGCACACCTCCTGAGTTAATCAAAGGCATGCTTCTATCTAAGTTCTCGGCAATCACTACACCGCCAGCATGGCGAGAGCATGAACGTACCTGTCCAACGAGCCCCTCAACGTGAGCCTTGACGGCTGGATGCTTGGCAAGATATACCTGGAGGGAAGGTGAGAATTCCATCACCTCTTCCCACGTCGGTGCGTAGACGCCAGCCTTGATGCCGTGCTTCTTCTTGGCCGCTGGTGTTGCCTCGCGCATCATGACACTCGTGACAGTGTTCGCTTCGGTGAAGGGAATACCATACAGTTTTGAAATGTCTTTGATGAGCGAGCGAAGCTGGAGTGTATTCCAGTTTGAGATTGGTGCGACAGTGTCTTCACCCCACATCTCCACCAGCTTCTCCTTCAGAAGCATGCTATCGGACACATCGTAATCGATATCGGGATAGTCTGTTGCGTCTGACCGCAAGAAGCGAGAGAACAGCAGTCCGTTTTTGATAGGATCAATCTGGGTAATTCCCAGAGCGTAGGCTACGAGTGAGCCTGCAGCAGAACCACGTCCAGGTCCAGCCAGCATCATACTGTTGGCCACATCCGCGATTGCCTTCATCGTCAGGAAGTACTTGGAGAATCCTCGATCATCAATAATGTCTAGCTCGTGCTCAAGACGCGAATGATACTCGGTATCCTCGTGCAAGCCCTTCTCTCGCAAGCCTTCGAGACACATGTTAATCAGAGCTTCAGTATCCGTGAACCCGGCAGGTACAACGAACGACGGGAGTCGAACCGTGTTGTCGGGAAAGAATGACTCAATCCTTTCGTGCGCAATCGTGTAGGTTTCTTCGATAGAACCCAACACAAGATCATCATCGTAATCATAGTCTTTTGAATACTCCTTGTAAGACTCCCACATCTGGTTACCATTCTTGGGATACAGTTCGTACCCAATCTCGTCTACACCATCGGGAAGTTCGTTTCCGTCTGCCCAATCTGGTGTGCCTTTGCCAAGCCAACCCAAACGCTTGTAAAGCTCTCTGTCCTTCCAAGCGTCTGGGCTGGGGTAATGGCTGTCGGCTGTAGAAATCAGTCCAACGCCAAACTCTTTGGCCACTGTAATGATGTGTTGGTTCAGGGCATGTTGCTCTGGAATGTTATTCCATTGAAGCTCTGCGTACCAACGGTCACCGAAGATGTCTACCATTCGGCGTGTGGTCTCGCGCATTGCCTCAAGCACAGCTTCGTCACCCTCCTCTCGATTCTCCCAATAATTTCCAGCATATACGCCACCCAAGCATGCGGAGGTAGCAATGATACCTTCGCCATACTTCTCAAGCAGAGCGTAATCTACTCGCGGATATCGGTAATAATTCTCTGGCTGGTAAGACTCAGAGATCAACTTGAATAAGTTTCTCAGACCTTCTTGGCTTTGCGCAAGCAGCACGAGATGACGACGGCGCCGAAGGAGCCCTTGCACCTTCTTGCTGTCGTTCTCATCCTCAACGGTTGCGCCTGACTGTCCCTCCTTCTTAATAGAGCGCGCCTTCTTCTTGTCTTCCATCGCCTTCGTATACTCTTCGCGCCAGTCTGACAGGGATGGCAGAAAATAAGCTTCGCATCCAAAGATGGGCTTAAAGCTCTTGCCTTGCGATTGCATCTTTCTGGCATGTAGCACTTGGTATGCCAACCCGTTCATGTTTCCGTGGTCGGTTAATGCTAGCGCATCGCTGCCGTTTTCATACGCAAAATCCATATGCGCTTGTGGATACCCAATGGCATCAAAGATAGAGCCTGCTACGCTATGCGCATGCAGGCCCACGAATTTAATATTAGACATGTCTTTCAAAGCTCACTCCCTTTTTTAGTCTATAGTAATAATTTAGCATGAATATGGGGCTGTGTCAAGCCCTCATATGGTTTTTCGATAATGTTTTGGGATCCCAAAAAAGCTTTGTATTCTTCCCAGCTTGAAAGATCGTAGAACCAATCCACTTCTTTCTGTGCTGCGTCAGCCTCCTCTACTTCTTCAAGAATCGTTTGGAACTCGAACGTCCGCGCTGACCACCTTTCTTCCAGTGGTAATTTTTGGGACGGGTATTTGCTTCCCTCTAATGGTGGTAAAAATTCCCGCGTTGTTAGTTTGTTTACCTTTCTTCTGCATTTTATAAAGTCATCTCCTTTCATAGTAAAAGACAACGGCAAGTTATCTTTCACGGTTTGCCCCTTGTGTGTCAGGAAGAAGTTATGTTTCCTGTGTGAAATCTGCCGCCTGTGTTCTCGGATGGAATAAATGTCATATGCACTCATAGGAAAAGAAACAAAGTACTTTTCGGGCGTAAGCCATTTTGAAATCCTAGTGGCCACCCACCAAGCAGAATTTACTCCATGCAAAATCGACCAGCCATACGAATCGCGACGATCACGATCCTGTTCACTAATGGGAACGTAATAAATAGGTATCTCTTTCCGTACATTCTTATAAAATTTAGTCATTGTGCGTTTATAATAGACGGGGTCATAAGTCCACTCTCCCACAGTCTTACGCACTATGGGTGCAAGATCTGGATTGGCTACAATCCAAATGGTTTGACAGCCCGCCATCGCACACTCAAACACAGACTTTTGAATAGCTGTAAAGCCTGCGTTCACCGGGAGCATACACGAGGGCATATCCAAAGCATGATCTGTTTCCAGATTAGCTAAGGGGATGATGCCGGCAACGTGTACATTCGCGCTCACAGTTCTCTTAGAAATCCATTGGCGTCCATACAAGCCGATGATAAATCTTTGAATAGATCTTGTTCTTTAAGTTGCGGTATTTTGACATTGTTTTGCTCTCCTTTAAGCGGCGTTGTCTTTCTTTCACTTCTTCTTCTGAAATGTGTTGTTCTAAATCGATAATGTTTTGGGTTTCCATTGGGTCCGTAGCCATTAAATACTCCTTTCATCCCTCGTTTTTCCATTTCGTGGATCATTTTGAATCGAGCCATTGTCTCTGAAAAATCAAAGTCGAATAGCTCTTCTTCTGTTAAGTATGATACCACACAAGCGTCCTTAACAGGACTATTCCCATCAATTCTGTCAGAAGGATAGAACCATATGTGTTTGACGAAAGTATCATCAGTTTCAATGAAGTCAATTTCATGTTTACCTCCTCGATTGAATGATATCCAATCATAACATATATACTTGCCATTGTCAACTCTTGATTGATCTAAAAGTTTATAACAATTTCGATCACCAAAGTAATAAGCTTGTTGAAACTTTATTTCTGCTATCTTTGCGTATTCATCTGAACAAACTAAAGCTTCGCCGTTGTATCTCATCGACTCGCACAGATTAGCTAATGGCGCATTCCCTCGAATGGCCAACATAAACATTAGTCTCTCCCACAAGACCTCCTTGGGGAGTCCGACGACTCTATCCTCTCCAAATGTTTTGAGTGAACGAGATTCATTTTCTAAGCACAGAGAGCTTAAGTCCACCTCGGGATCCAAATAATCAAACCGAAACGGACGCTCGGCCGCAGAGAAGAACACAGGAAAATCGTTTATCACTGCGTACATCAACGCCGACAGCGAACTACCGATCACTATCTTATCGTATTTAAGTGTGACTTATCACCTCTACCGCTGTTGTTCCTGGGCTCGGGTTAACAACGATTTTCTCGCCGTGTCGCAAACATATCCACATGCCCTCCCAACGCTCAATGACCAAGACAGGATTAGACCAACCCTCATCATCGAGCCTCGGGGACTCAATGTCCCAATTAATTGCTACACCGGAATCGTCATATTTGTGATTAGTGTGAACCCAATCATCTCGGTATCTTATTAAATCGCCAACTTTCATTCTTCGTCGCTTATCTCATCAATCAAAGTTTTAATATCCAGTCCCGCGCAATCAATCTTGCGCTTGCTGCAATGATAATGACTCACGATACCAGCGTACTTGCCATACACCACATCTTGGATGTACTTTGTTTCTGTCTTGCCGAATTGACTAAGTGGTGTTTGAAACTCCACATTGGTGACGGCTTCAATAGCTTTCCATAAAGCTTTAGCTGCTTCTATCTGGATGGGATAGAACCCCAGGAAAGGATCCAGTTGGTTGCCGTGGACCCATGCACCTTCTACCATCGGGCGCTTACCATGGCCGTTTCTCTCATACCAGTCCTGGTACTTGGGGTAGTATGCGTTTGTCATCTCGACCCCCACCGACGCACGATTGACGCGGCTTGTTCCTGCATGCCAGGCGCCATGTTGCATGTCCATCGTCTGATAGATGGTACCATCGTTGTCAATCATAAAGTGTACAGAGATACCGCGCTTGTTCAAAACGTCGTTGCAACGCCGAGAACTCAAGCACACGTCCCAGTGGTTTACGAAGAGGCGAATGTTGCGTTGGGGGCGGCCGCTGTAATCGTAGTAGTTACCTGCCTTTGCGGCTAGTCCGTTCTGTTCTGACCAGAGAACCACCTTGTCCCATTTAATAGGAATGAACGAGCTATTGTATACGAGGTAACTGGAGTATTGGATAGGGTAAGGTTTATGTTCATCGATGCTTTCTTGTCTCGATGTCCAAATGCGCCGGTATGTGGCTGGACCGCAGAGACCATCGGCGGTTAGACCGTGCGCCTTCTGCCACTTCTTGATAGCCCTCACTAGCTTCTCATCAAAGTACCTTTCGCCAAACCAAGACGGCTCCCAGCCCAATTGCGTAGCCGACGCCTGGTTGTAAAAATCCTTATCCATTCTGTATGTTTCCTTTAGACAATTCCTATAACATAATTATCCAGGATTACATTAAACTTCCCTTTGGGAGTGGTAATTTCTTCCACCATGCTGCGATCAACTATAATTTCGCAGTTTTCTGTGAGGAGTTCTGCGAACCGAACATCCTCTGACCACGCTAACACCGTAGTCGTAAGGTGGCTGTCTTTGGTTGGTGCATAGTCATCTGGCAGAACGATGCCAGACGCTCTCTCGGCTGGCTTCGCTTCGGCCACATTAATGTGAATGTACCGATTAACAGGTTTAAACATCTCCCACCTCTCGCGAAAGAATGTTTTGTTGAGTCTTGTATTCTTCTCTCGTGAGAAAAATATCCTCCTTACATTCACACCTTTTGCAATACATGGAAACACAAATGTTATCTCCGCTAGTAGCCCACACGCGACCAGTAGGGCTCCAATGACATTCGCTCAAGTTTCTCTTCTTGCATATTGTTTTCTTTCTCTTGTCTTCTATCAAATAATTAAAGTTCATCCTTACCTCTTAGATTGTACACGACTCACCATCACAAAATTTAGTTCCACTTCCCTGTTCATCAGTTTTAAATCTATGAATTGGGCTAATGCTCTTTATGACCTTCTCGTATTCTTTTTGAGTAATAGGTTCATACGGAGCTTGTTTATATCCGGTCTCCTCATACTTCAAAAAAGAAACAGCCTTCAGCCTAGTTTCATACATTTCAAGTGCATACTTTAATTGCGATGCTTCCTCGGGTTTAAAAGTCACAGTGACCGACACAGAGTTATCGGCCCAGTAATACTGATACTGGGCGGCAATCTCTAGTTGCTCCCACATGCTGACATCTTGTTTGCTTTTCACGAAGTAAGGCTCGTGAACTGGAAACTCAACTACAACAGTGTTGGGGGAGTACGCGTCGTCCTCCATATTATAACCCGCTTCACGCAAAGTGTCAAGCAATTGTGAACCTTTAGAGAATCGAATACGACGAATATAGTATTCGCTCTCGGGGAAATGAATCCCTGGTGTTGAGCCATTCAGCAGCGAGACAGTGCCCGAAGGTTTAATTGAGGTTGTACGCACAGACTTTGGAATACACAGCCAGTTAGAATACTCTTCATCCAACTCAGCGATATAGTCATAAGCCTGGTTGCACCAGCTATACAGAGTACGGCGGCCAAACTTATTGAACGCCTGGACAACGCCAGACTGTGACAGTCCGATGCGTCGGTTCTTCAACATCTTTGCGTTGGTCTCTGGCCAGTGTGTGTTAGAGAGTGTAATAGTTTTCCCATAAAGGTACGCGATCTTCAGCGTCTTACGGTAATCTTCGAAGTCTTCATGCTTAGCTGGAAAGGTTTCGACCAGGCAGCATAGCTCTGCGTCTTCTAACTGTTGTTCGACGCAAGGATTAAAGCCGGCAACGTTTATATCATCGAGACGTTCGCCATCCTTGAAGCGGCCACGGGTGCGTGCGTTGTCAAGCCAAATGTATCCTGGCTCTCCGTTCTTCTGGCTCTGCTCTGCATGCCAGGTATAGTCCATTCCCACTACGGCGTTGAAAGAATTGTTAGAACCCCACCGATGATGATAGAGTTTCTCTTGATCGTTCTTCATCTCCAAATAATACATGTCGTCATACTTGCCCATGGCCAATGCGGCTGAGCGGCGAACGTTTCCTGCCACCACGCAACGACCGATGAGGTTCTCTGTGTCAACAATGTCCACAGACGTGATGGTCTCACCAATCTTGGATGTATACATTTCTGTGAGATTTTCATGCAGTTCTTTAAGGGGATCTGGTCCGCTAGATGTTCCACCAAATCCGTGGATGGGTGCACCCAAGGGGCGGATAGCAGAATAGTCAAATCTGGGAATTTTTTGGCCGAAAAAAAATCCGTCCAACAACATATGAACCGAATTAACCCAACCCTCTCGGGAGTCATCAATCACATGAAGGTCGTTTGTGTATTGGGGTTCTTCGATAGTGATGGTGCCGGCTCCCTCTGTGTCGAACCCTACGCCGATGCCCACCATTAACGCGTCCATCATCCACGAAAACAGATAGCCTCCCTTCGTTGAAAGATCGCGAGTGGATCTGAACGCACAGTTAAACAGTCCTGCTGCAGTACGTTCCTCCACAAACTTGGTGCCCATCATCCAGAGCCCTCGTCCTGGTGGTGTCCACTTCAAATTAAACAAACGGTCATAGGCATCCTTTGCGGTTGCCTGCGCCTTGTTGTCGATCCATTCGAGCCCCAACAAGAAAACATGCTGCTTCTGCATGTTGAACATGCCTTCGATGACACGGCGACAGGTCTGCCACCACTCCTCGGTGCCGGTGGCCTCCGGATCAAACTCGCTTAAGCGGCGAGCATAGGTGCGCTTAAACGTCACATATCCCAATGGACCCCATGGTACCTCTTGGGTTTTATAGGGTTCGATAAATGTATCTGATAAGCGGAAGCGGCGGATGTTCTGTAGGGTTCTCATGTTTAAATTCCTTTCTTCTTAAGTTTCGTATATTTTCTTTGTAGTAATTCCTTCTGCATGGATGGATCGAGAGTCACTGGGTTAAGAGGCACCTTTCCATTTTGCATGTGAGGATTATTTTTGGGCAGGATTCTAATCTTTACGTTAGAGGTGTCCATAAGTATGGGATAAATCATACCGTCTGGCCCATTTCTGTTTTTCGCTATAAAAATCTTTCCTAAGTTCTTTTGTTTATCCTCGATTGTTCTCGATACCGAGAAGATAAAGTCAGCCACAAAGCACTTATTAAATGCTTCGGAGATTTGTTCCATGGTGATCACTTCAGCATTTAAGCCAGAGCGATTTGTTTGAGACGCTGTCCAAATAGGACAACTAAACTCCGTGGACAGAGAACGCAGTTCTTCATAAATTGATTCCAGTTCGTTGCGCTTTTCTTTGCGCGCCTGTACGGGCTTAAGCAAGTCCGCATAATCCACCACAATCATTCCTGGCTTAATCCCACGCTTTACCAGACGCGATAGATGTGCGCGGATGGTATTAGTGGAAGCCGACTTGGTGGGATATTCTTTAATGATCAGAGAGCCTGGCAGAGATTTGACTTCATCATAAACTTCTTCCTTGAAATTAATAATATCAGAAAGCGGATAGCCTGTTAAGCAACTATCGTAGCGATTTGCAATAACTGTGTCTTGTAGTTCCAAAGTGTAATGGATAACTGTCTTTCCGTCTTTTAGTGCTTCGGTGCCTAGATGCACCAATACCATTGACTTGCCCGCGCCCGTTGGAGCAATGACGACGCCCAGTTCGCTCTTCCCTAAGCCACCACCACACAGGTTGTCCATGTCAGACCAACCAGTAGAAACAGGATTACGATGCTTGGGAACAAACCTCTTCTCGAAGTCTGCCACGTAATCATAACCAAAATTGTTTTCGGACCCCAGCTTAAGTGCGTCATTGATCGTCTTAGATATCTCATCGAAAGAACAGTTCTGCAAAAGGTTTACTGACTTAAGCATGGCCTCTTTAAGGTTTTGCTTGCGGCAGAAATCCAACGAGGCTTCTTTGATGTAGTCGATGTCTGTGAGTTCTCGGTTATGAATCCGGTGAAAGTAATCTCTCACCTGCTGTTGCACCACCTCGTCTTCGTTTTCTAACTCGGTGCGCAGGATGGTCATCACGGCTTCAACCGATGGGTGCTTGTTGTACTTCGCGCGATAAGAAATGATCTTATGCACAAACACCTTCAAATATTCTAGCTCTAAAAATCTGATGTCTAGTACTTCTGTGATTTGATCAGCGAATGGCCGATCCTCAAAAATTAATTGTACGAGTCCTTCTTGAAAAGCTTTTCCATACCTTCCAAAATTCGCGCTTTCAGCGGTTGCTAACATGTATGCCCTCTTTATAGTGTATTATAACAGCTTAACGATAAACTGTCAATCTTTATCGCCTGTGTTGCAGTTGTAGGTGATGCGATTTAAATTAGTTCGCAGGTCTTCCCAATTAAGTTCCCCAAACCCATCTTCTCTCATCATCCGTATAACTTCAGTTTTATTAAACGTGCACTCGAAGCCCTCCACTGCCTCTTTAACCGTCATTTTAGATTGAAAAGACATCTGAGGAGCGTACAATTGCATCATGCTATAATTATGTTCGATGACTTCCTTTCCCTCCAGAATATTAGAAAAGAATTTGAGTTTACTGTTTGTTTTCTCACAAAAATCTATAACCTCTTGAATTGTATAAGATTTCTCAGCCGACAAAAAATTAAGTCTTTTTGCTACCGTCGCAAACCCGGCGCCCTTGATACCTGGGAGATTATCTGAAGAGTCTCCAATGATCGCACGGGCCAATGCCATGTTGGTTGGGTGTACGCCGGTGCGCTCAACAATGCGACTTTTGTTTAACAGTTCGTTCTGGGTAGGCCGAAGCAACACTGTCTCTTCATCGCATAGTTGCATGAAATCCTTATCATTAGATACAATAACCTTTTGCCATCCCTTGTAGTAATCCATCTGGGTCACATAAGCAATCACATCATCAGCTTCGATCTCTGGAAGGATTGTTTGCACAATGGGCATCTCATTCAGATACTCCATGATGCGCGTTTGTTGCCACATTTTATTTTTAAGCTCTTCATCCTCTGTCAAGTTATGGAAAGCCCGATTCAAACGCAAAGGTTTGCGTCCTGCTTTATAATTCTTGTCCATAGTTTTGCGCTTCTGGGAACCATTCGGCCCATCCCAACAAATAATAATCTCGTCAGGTTTGGTTTCTCGCACAAGCTTCTGAAGGATTTTAATGAATCCTTTTAAACCTCCGATGGGCTGACCATTTGAGGACAAACTCGGATCTACAATGTAAGCTCGTAGATAGGCGTTCAGCGCATCAATAATCAGTACTCTTTTCATTTTTCTCTCCTGTGTCGTCACAGATTATGTTACCGCTCTCGTCAAGCGGCGGAAATTCTTCGTGTCCGGTATCACTTGGACACCAGCAGTTGGGTCCGCCAGGACATTGATTGTTGAGGGGATTAAGCCCCATCTCACATGCCCAAAGCAACACCCATATAATCACAAAAACCTCCCGATCAGTTTTATTATAACCAATCGGGAGGCTTAAGTCAAGTGTTAACTAAATTATTTTAGAGATGGATACTGATCTCCCAGTGTCCCCGGATCCACCGACCGCTCAGCCAGTGGCCACGTTTCCAGATCCACACAACGCCATCATGATCAGCATAATACTTGTGACCGTCGTGGCGATAAGGGCGAGGCTTAGGTCGCGGGGCGGGTCGCACATGATGGTGCTTCGGTGGTGGTGCGGGCTTCGCGTGCCTGTGCTTGTGGTGTGCATCTGCAGTTTGCATACCTGCTAAAAACATTAGCATAAACAAATTTGTCATTTTAAATTTCTCCTAGATTAATCTTTAAGAGGTACTGTCAAATCTTCAGGCTCTGAATAAAATGCGTCAGCATTTCCTTCGCGGCGATCAAACTTCTGAACAATCTCCTCATCCATTAGACGTATGACATGCTCTTTAAATTCAATGTCAGATGTAATTAGTTGTGACCACTTTGAAGGTTGAAACTTTTTCGTATATCCCTCGGGCATCGTGAGTGTGTACCACGCACCTGCGCTGGTAAGACATTCGGATCCCTTGATTGCATCAAACCAGCTTTCTTCGTCTCGAATGCCAATCTCCTCCGTACCCCAGAGGATGCGGAAAGCGCATGAACGCCCTTGTGTTCCGAAGCGCGACTTCTCCAGCTTGCACTTCACCTCGGATCCGATCCGGAAACCTTTGTCGTCTTCAATGAAAGATGCCTTAGACTTACGACCGGTCAACCAGATGCGAAGAGAATATGAATAGTGCATAGCCTTCCCGCCTGGTGTGGTGTAGGGTGTTGTCATCGCAACAATGCGAGCGTTCGGCCCTTGAGGGATGTTGGTCTTCAACTGATTAAGAACAATCAGCGTAGCTTGCCTATCAGCGATAGGAATAACCAGCTTAGACATTCCCTTTGCGAGGATGCGTGCCTTCACTGCCATCGAAGACTGCGGGTTAAAGTCACCTTCTACGTCTGAGACAGACGGAGTGAATGCCAGAGAGTCCCAGATAAAAACCAATTGATCTTCAGTGGCGCCCAGCAACTCTTCGATTGTCTCCAAGACGAACTCGACAGACGATGCTTGGACGTACATTAAACGGGCCAGGTCGCACCCTGTTCGCTCCAAAAAGCTTGGGTCGATAGCTGACTCGGAATCAAAATATACAACAAGCTTGCCCTGTTTCTGGGCGTTTGCAGCGACTTGTGCTGCCATGTATGACTTGCCTGTAGACTCTAAGCCTGCGATTTCTGTAACCTTTCCGACAGGAATGCCTCCCATTTGGCCTTTGCAAACGATTGAGTCCAGCCAGCGTGAGCCGGTGGGAATCCATTCTTTGACGGCTGTGGGGTTGTCGCCCGTTAGATCATGCGCAACGTTGCGTCCCGCCTTCTTGTTGACGAGCTTCATTAGGTCTTGGATTGCTACGCGTCCTGCTTTTGCGGATGGTTGTGCTTTTCTTGCCATTAACTTCTCCTTTTGGCTGTAAAAGTTTCTTATGTCTTGCACAATAATTGTGCTTACGATTGCATGTTTTAGATCGGCAAGGATTCTCGGTGTAGTATCCACCACAATCGAGATGTCCTAAGATCTTGTTCCACTTATTCATTCTACTATGTTACCTCAAACAGGGCTGTTTGTCAAGTTCGTAATAATGATTTCTGAGGATTCTTTTGATTTGTTCATTCCATAAGTCCATTCAGCATCATAAATCTTATAGTCTCGATATAAAGATCTGATCTCTTCACAGTTATTATAAGATAAGATCCAGTTCTTTCTCTCACGCAAAATAGAGAACAAAGCCAGATGCGGAAAGCATCTATGCATATCCCCCTCATCCCCATAGAGACTGTTCCTGGTACCCTCTAAAAAATAAGGTGGATCCAAGTAAAAAAGACAGTCATGCTTCTTCATTGCATATTTAAAATCGGCATGCCTAACGATAAGATTTTGAACTTGAAAGTTTCGTATATATTCTATTTGCTGATCGGTAAACCTAGCATATGAAGCCCTCTCTGAAAAACCCCCACCAAAGGTCGCCCCTGAAAAACTGCTACGATTAATAGCATAAACCTTCGCTGCGGCCTCAAATGTGAAAGGGTGGTTTGCCCGCAGAGCAAATCTTATCTCCTCTCTAAATCTTATGAAATCCTTTTTAGGAAGCCCTCGGGCTGAGATTTTGATTTCCTCATACGGGTTACCGGTTTTCTTGTTGGTTCCGGGTTTCGTATATTTGTATGTTTTGCGGCGACGGTACATCTCCGCCAAGGTTGCCAGACGATTAGGATCTTTTAACAGAGCGGTCCAAAACCAGATCAAAGGCTTGAATCCGTCATAAGCATGTACGGTTATTCCCTTCTCGGCCAAAGCAAGTTCAAACGAACCACCCCCGAGAAAGGGGGAGCAAAGCTCCCCACAATCATCGGGAATAAATTCCATCAACGTCTTAACCGCGCGAGATTTACCGCCAGGGTAACGCAGTGGTGATTTCATTAGTACTTATCAACCGGCACCAAGTGGTGTCCATTGATTTTGTGATTTTGGACGATTTGCGGAAGGGCGCCCATGAAAATAAATGGACGCGTCTCCGGAATTTCCAACTTAACCACTGCTGGAAGTTGGCTCATGACCACTTCCCAAGAGTCGCGGTACAAGTTTTCAACGTATTCCATCGATTTCTTAAGCCCTGCGCGCGCTGCGGTTGGGCTATAGTCAGTAGTGTAGAAGATGAGATTCACGGGCTCCCGACCGTTCTTCAAAGCATCGCGGACATGTCGCCATGCGCGCTCAGCATACGTCTCATTATCAGCCATGTTGATCAGAACGAAATCAGCTTTTGCCAAACCAAGATTCGTGGTAATCCACTTTTCAGCATCAGTTTTGCTAAGACTCCAGATAAGACTGGAATCAATCTTGGAGCGTTCCAAGATCTTATTCTTAATCTTGGTGATAGTGCCGCCTCGACTGTTATCGATCACGTTGTCAATCTTGACTTCCCTATATAGCCAATTATCAATTGCTTGTATATCAGCTTCAAGTTCTCCCTTGGCAATCAGGCCAACACCAGCGTTCACATAGTCATCGAAAACTGACATATAGACTGGCTTCTTCTGATTAGCACGCAAACCATTAGTCACAGTATTGCGGTCAGATGTGTCGGACCGACTATATCGCGCAATTGGCATCCAGCGTTCTCCATTCTTTATCGCAGCCTTAATGCGACCTCGACCTTCTAATGGATTATCATCGGTGTCAATACACGGCGGAAACTCCGACATGTCATAACCACGACGGCTGAATGACACACGAAAACTATCAATGCGATTGTCTGCGTCATCCACCGCGCGAATACCGATGTTCTTCCAGTTAGCGTCATTTAGATCAACTGTCGTAAGATCCAACCAACCAAACTCAATGAACTTTGCGTCCTTAAAATCAATCTTGGGGAGTTTTTCCAACTCATCAAGATTAATTGTTCCTCGGTTGTTGAATCCTGTGCGGATTTTCGGGGTGCCATTGTTAATGTCAACAACTTCTCCTTCGGAGTCTGTATAGATATCTCCTTGAAGATCGTTAACGTTCACGATGCTGATGTTGGCGTCAGCGGCGCCTTTCTTATTATTGCTCATTATTAATTTCCTCGGCCAGTGGCCTGTATTATAAGTGCGGTAGCCGTAGCAATTGCACTTTTGTGTAACCTCGGTGACCATCGTCACTTTGGATATTCTTAATATATCAAACTTTCTTTACGTTGTCAAGAACTTTTTTAAAAAAAGTAGGCAGACTATTTGCAAGCCGGTCTGCCAGCGGCACCCGTGAGTCGTCTCAGCCACTCATAAGTTCATTGAATGCTCGGTCAACCTCGCTCTTCCCATTGGCGGGACCGTACTTGGCTGTCTCAGAAGAACGTCCTTCAGCGGAATTATCGCTAGAAAGCTGTTCATCGAGAATTGCGTCTACTTGCGCAGGACTCAAACGCTCAAAGAGAGCATCAAAGTCTGGCAAACGATCCAAAAGGGCAGGGATCGCTTCTGTGTCATCAAGGAGGGTCGATGTATTACGACGCATCTTCAGACTCGTTTGGGGATAGGCACCAGGCTTATTCGGCTTGGTGTAAGTTAGCGTAATATCAGTGCCTTCATTGGCATCTGTAATATCGCCGTATTCGGGATCAAGGATATAGCCGAGAAGCAGTTCGTATGCGGTCTTACCGTAGCCGTATACCTTAACTCCCTCATCCTCGCGGCCACGAATGACCACTGGAGAGAAGTACCGAGTCCTCACAAAGAGAGACTTGGCCAGCTTCTTGCTTTCCTCGTCGTTGTTGTCTACTCCCTCTCGCCAAAGCTGAGAGGCAAATTCACAAATTGAACAGTGATCGCCAAAGTTGCGCTTTGGACAGAGCACTCCGCCTCTGTGATTTCCTACATTATAGTGGAAGAACATTTCCTTCAACGGATCCCCATCGTTTGTAGGCACGATGCGAATGTCCGTATCTCCCTCGTCCGGTTTAAACCATGGAGAGTTTCCATTATCCGTGTTCTCACCTCGCAATGAGGCAAGCTTCTTTCTCATTAGTTCCATATCAATACTCATACTTTTTTCTCCTTTTTGATGAGTTCGCAACAAGCGTTCCTTGTTACTCTATTATATTACTCTTGCTCTACCATGTCAAGAGTTTTTTGTACTACGTTAGTGCGGGCAACGCAGAACCCAAAATCGGCGCCAGTCTCAGTTTCGTAAATTGCATACGAAACCTTACGAAAGGCATTGCGGGGCTTTTCCTTCAGCATATGAACCAATTTCCTATGCAAGCTCCCATCTTTCTCTAACTTTTCCTTATTCATACATAAATAATAACATACCTCTCTGTCGATGTCAAGGTCAAAAAACCATTTTTCTTCAAGATTCTTCATGTTCAAAACACCGTAGGTTGTAATACGACAAATCTCTGCCGGCTTGGCCAAAACGCCAATCTCAGGCTCATTGTGCGCAAAGTAATTCATGTAGTGTACAGCCGACTGAATCATTCCATTGAGTGAACTGTAGTATTCCTTGATAGGTACGTTCTGCAAAATGGTTTCCAGGTTAAGGTTTGAAATCAAGGTCACAGAATTAAACAGTCCCGACCTCGCATATTCCTGGAGCACACCGAAGGTGGCATTCTCCATGAGCTTCGGGATTCCCGAGAGCAGATCCACATCTGGCTTGATGTAAAACAAATCAATCTTCTTATCCTTAAGCTGCTCCAGAATCCCCAACGCATAGTTAGAACTGTACGATGCCCCCACCACAAAAAACTGAATGTGATCGGCTGCGTCTTTAAAGAACTTTCGGACATCTGGAATGTTTTCTTCGTATTCCTCGGGCGTCTGGTACTTCTTTAATTTGAACTTATACTTAGACGTTCGTTTAACGCTATTATTCAAACAAAAAACACTATACTGTGGGAGTGAGGAAAACTTTTCCGCAATCCTGCTACCAGAATTTCCCAGCCCAATAATAGAGATCATATTTTCAACTCTTTAAAGTTAAAGTAGTCCTTCCCTGCATTCAGGTTGGCCATAAAATTGTCTTTTTCAAAGATCTGTTTAATATCCACTAAACTCTCGCGATCTTCATCGCTCATGTCGATCACAATTTCATCGTGAACAATATGAGAAATGAATGACTTCTTGCCCTCAAGAAACTCGTCAATCTCAACAGCCCTCGCAAGAACGCGATCTGCTGTCGAGCTTTGAATGAGATAGTTTAAGGCTTTCCTCTCGTCCACTAAGATTTTACGATCATATGGTGTATAAATATAACCACCTCGATACCATTCGTCAAGTACTTTTTCGCGATTATAACATTCGGCATTGAATGCGCTGGATTCGGGGTTATACAGCCACGCAAAGAACAGCGTCTTGGCTGTGTCTCGGTCGCGCTCGCTGATAAAAATGTTCTCCATATTCCAGGTGTGGATGTCCTCTTGAGGTTGTGATTCTCCGTTCAAATAGAGCAAAGTTCTAGCCTCTGCACCGTTGTAATCCAAAGAGATAAACCAATCGTTATGCGGCTTTAGAAGTTGACGAAAATTCTTCTGGACTGTCAGTATGGGGAAAGAATTTGGAAGGGTTGTGAGGCGACCGGTGACCGTACCAAAGAGATTGTAGTCTATGTGTCCGTAGTGGTCAATAAGCTGATTGGACTTCTTGCGCCCCATGGATGTGTAGTACAACTCTCGGCACCCCTCGTTGTTGAGGTTGAGATCTTGATATTTGATCTTGTGCAGCAGTCGATATACCTTATCCAGAAACTTGTAGTTCTCTGGCTTCTCGAAGTTATCGAAAACGTGCTCTGTAACTTGATTTTTGATGTCGCAGAACTCCATCAGAAAATCCTGGGGCACAAGGTCAAAAAAGCAGTGCTCTCGCAGGTTGATTTTGCCAATCTTGAAAGCTTTCAAGTATGCTCTAAATCTGCGCTGGCTGTCCTGGAGTGCTGTCTTTAATTCTTCGGGTGCGGCTTCCTGTAGGTCGAGGCCGTTAGCATACAACCACGCAAACTCCACATCCTTGTCGGATACAGAACCAGTGTACTTCCATGTCTTGGTGAGGTTGTCGGGGATTTCATCAAAGTGAAGTTTCCCGTCTACATATACACCAACACATTCAGTTTTATCATCTAATGTCTGAAAAAACATTTACCCTTCTTATTCGATCTCGGACTCGCGCATTGCGTCTACCTGTTTATAAATATAACTCAAAGAGCCGCGATAGTCAAATGGTTTATTAATAATTCTTTCAAAAACATACAAAGCTTTGTCTAATCCTCGGGTAAGATAAATCTGAACACAGTCCCGTTCGAGTTGTGCGCGTGGAGCATCGTCTTCTTTGGATTCGTCTTCCCAAAACCTTATCTTCATATAGAGTTTAAAAAAATAAATCTCTCTGTATTGTTGGGCAATTTGTGCCAGACTATAAGAACTGGGGGTTACCAAAGAGGTGATACTCCGATCTCCGCATTCTTCAATTTCAATGATGGTCTCTTCTTTACAAATATTATACAAACTCAACAGATAGGCCATTAAATTATTAAAATAAGAAAGATGAGAGGGCCCGTAAATCGAATGAATAATGAGATCCGTGCCCCCCAGCGCATAGCGCGCGGCATATTCTATCATTGCGGATGAACCAATGTCGGCCACCAGGCGCCATGGCATTTCTTGATCAATCATGAATCCGTATGACTTGCAAGTGTTAACATAAAATTCCCAATTAGGGCTGTTAACAAAGGCGTTTATCTTTTCATCGTCATTAACAGGATCCAAATCTGCTATCTCAACCACCAATCCTGACACATTAATAGGACAGCGTCGGCTTTTAACAAAAGCAGTCTTGGTGAAAGGAATACTGTGGCTTGGTTTTTCAAGCATCGGGTTCAGTTTTTCTATGAACTCATCAAAATTTTTAACGTTTAGTTTATCTCCCTTAAAGTTGGCAGCTATCGTACCAAAATAAATATTTTTATAACCTTGATATAAGATTTCAGGACTTTGGTAAGCTTTATATACCAAAAGATTGCTCAGGTACGGATCGGAAGTATTAATTTTGCCAGCCATGGCACATTTACGAAATTGTCGGGCCATGTCTTCAAAGGCATCCACTACAAATTTGATACCCTGGGCTGGTTGGGAGACGCTTTTAAATCCCTTTAGGGAGATGTCAGGATCCCGAATTTGAATGGGTACAAATAATCTATTAACCCGCCCATACAACAACTTCTCTCCATAATTAAAATTAGTGATGTTGGGATAGTTGTTAGCATAATCTAACATGTTGCTTTTATAAACCATCTTTTTGTTAAACAAATCTCGGGTCGATTCGTTGTTTTTTTCTTTATAATAAGCAGACATTAACTTTCACCCCCAAAAACAAACTCCATCAATCCAGATCCGTCTTTAGCTTCTTGTTCTCGATTAGAATTCTCTGCCTCCGACCAACAATAAATGGCGCGCGTGGGACTAGCCGTCGTCATGCTGCCGGCCGAGGGGGTGTTGGTCGCTTTGGCATTTGTGCTAGCTACCCATTTCGCGTGAATGCGGGAATTAGCACGGCCCGGCCCAAAGCTATGTTCGGAACGAATAATCATGTGATACCCTCCAATACCTATTTGCGTTAAATCTATAGTATCACTCCCAATAACGGTGTTGGGCGAAAAGCCCCTAGGATCCACATAAATATAGCTCCCCGGAAATGCACTGACATTCGCATAAGTCTCAATATCCACATCAAAGACTTCACGCAACTGTTTAAGTCCATCATAACCATCTTGTTCAAAGCGCAACTCTTTAAGTCCTGTCGAGTCTGTCTTTTTCAGCTTAATGGTTTTGGTAATGCCTCTGTCTCGACCAATGGAATAATGAAAGATGCCATTCGTATGATCTGTAGCCTCATCTCCCGTCATTTGCTCTGCTGGTTGTGTGCGTCCTGCGAAATAAGCCAAATAGTTAATCTCTTTGTCAACACCCTTCTCTACGATGGGAAGATCTCGATCACCTCCAATGTTTTTAAGTAAGGGTCGAGTGTTTTTGTGATCTTTAAGCCAGAGCCGGCTGATGTTAGTCTTCGAGGTTTTGTTTCGGTCTCCCCATATAAGTTCGGTGATTTCATCGGCATGATTTGTAGTGTCTCTATATGATGTGACGACTGCTTGGTTAACGCGAGTCTTTTGTTTGGCTTCATTGCTAAAACATTGATTGCTGTTCAAAAACTCTCTTATGAGTTCATTAAAAAAATCATTTAAAAACTTAGGGAGCGGATAGTACACCTCGTCCCTCTTCGCCATTTTACGAGAGAGCCATTCTGTAAAGTATTTGACGGAAATTGGCAAATCCCCCAAACTGGGGAACAAAGATTCCTTGTTCTCATCCGGACTCACAATCTCCAAAGGACCCAACAGAAGCCGAAAATTTTTATACTGCTCGCCCATGGCACGAACAACAGCTACTTGCTGATCGATCTGCTCTAAGACCGTTTCATCATCCATTGGCTTTTCATCTGGTGCGGGTGTTTTTAAATATTGTCCAGGGTTTTGACGCATTTCTTTCAAATAGTTTTGCAAGCTATTATCTCCATTAAATTTTTCATCAATCCCTTCTAAAATCAAATCCATCAAATCGCTGACGTAGAAAAAAGAAAGAGTTTGTGTTTTGTTTTCTGCACCGGTTCCTGCAATGCTCAATAGTTTGACTCGATCTTCTTCGGTGGCTCCACTTCCAATTGCCTGCTGAATTTGTCCCGATAAGGCGATTTCATTCCCCTCGGATAGCGTACTGACTTTGCCGATGATTTGGGATGCGTCGAAGAAAGGACCCTCTTGTCTAAACTTAAGAACATCGGCGGATTCTAGCTGTATAAATCTGATTTTGTGATTTTCAAATAGACCCCCTATGAGGGACTGAAAACTTGTCACCCTGTCTTCTTCTATTTCGGTTTTTTGTGCTTTCTGTAGCTCGCTGTATTCTTTTGATGCACACTTGGTAACCCAGGTTTGAGCTTTAATTTTTCTTTCTATTCGGTTCTTCTCGGCGCTAACGCTGTTGAATATATTAAAGTTAGGCTGATCATAAAAGTCTTCCACATACGCTAAATAATTAATCACAAACTTAACACGCCCTTGATCATCAATATCAAAGGTGTGAACAGTGGGGGTTAAATTGAGAGTGACACAAGAATTATAAATAGCGTCTTTCACATCGGTGGTTAAGGTGCTGTTGTTCGGCCAATCACTTCTATAAGCCCAGCCTACTACTGCTTTGAGACGAAAATCCAATTTAGCTAAATTCTCTTGTTTAACGTCAGTTTCTTTGGGATTAAAACTTGCTAAACTAAGGCTCCGATCAACACCAGTTTTCAAGGCGAGGTCAACGTACTTAAATTCTGTAGTGGTGCCGCGTGGTACTAACAACTCATCAAAGCTGTTTGCAAAGAGAGTAAGTTTCGCCTTAATACTCTTCTTAATAGCAAATGGATTGTCGGCTTCATATGAAAATGTAAAATCTTGGACGCCCACTCCTATACCTCGTTTAGATTTGTCTTCTCCAAAATTAATAATCTCGTTTTCCGTAAAGGTTGAATCAAAAGGAATTGGAAACTGAGTAGGGGGAGAAATGGGATTACCATCAGAATCCCTTTCGGTGATTATTTTGTAAAGACGAATCATAGGCTGTAAATTTGCTATTTGATCCGTCTGCATCGTCATTAGGTGTGTGTAGCCGGGATGTTGTGTAAGGTGGTTGATGAAAGCAAAGGGATCTCCGCGCGCTAACAAACTAGCATTGCATATCTTATTGTTCCAGGGTTCTGTGGTGACACCATTGACGGCCGGCGTGGCGGTATATGGGAGCCTTTTGCCGTTCAATTTCCCATCGAGTTCAGCCGTTTTATATTTGACCAAGTGTTGTATTTCTGCCAGCAAAAAACATTGTTCATTAAAGAAGGGTGGCGTAGTAGTTGTAACATCACTAAGCGAAACCCCGCCTTCTTCGCTTTCTTTGTCCAATGCCGCGAGTAAGTTTTTAAGATCTTCAATTATATTAGGATCTTGGGTGGGAGCATAAGGACCCGTGCGCGCGGCGATCTCAGCCTCTAATGCAGCCCTGTATGCATCAGTGGCATTGTTAATCGCGTCTAGATCTTTCCCAAGCTTCTCTGAGGTTTCTGATATGCTTTCAAGAGCCTCGATTAGCGCTAACACCTCGGAATCCCCAGAGCAGCCGTTAGCAGTAGCTGCCTTTGTATTATTTTCGGATACTTTAGATGTCGCGGTCGAAAAGCCACTTATATTTGCAGCGTTGTCGCCGGTTTCATTCCAGCTTTTCGTGGAAAGGGAAGTCAAATTAAGACCACATTTCTTGGCGGTGCCGTCATCGACGGCATCCGAATAATTTTTGGCGGCAGTGTTGTAGCTCTCAATAGCCGCCAATACGTTTTCCCTGGCGGCGGTGCGCTCCTCTGTCGTACTGGTGGCCATGGCGGTCTGTCTTGCTGCGGCGGCTTCTTCGCTAACTTGATCAGCCGTCCAGATGCTGCGGGCAGCCTTAGACGCATTGGTTTCTACCTGGGCGCCTCCCTTTACAGTATAAGTCTCCGGTGTCGGCTTTTCAGCGGGCTCGTTGTATTCGTATTCTTCTCCCGGCACAGCTTAAGCCCCCAAAACCTTCAGGGCGGCCGCGATGTCGAGAGGAATCTCAAGGAGGGCGCCTATGGAAACATCAGCCTCTACTCCATAACTGTTCCACCAAGCGATTACCCACCAAAAGCGCGCATCGCCATAATAAGTGTTGGCTAAACTATAGAATCGGTCGCCGTACTTCCATACGTGCTTGGTGCTTTTAAGCGCAACTCTCGCCCGTAACGAAGGATTTCGCATTATTGGTGTTTCATACTGCTCAATAGCCTTAAGTCCTCTCGATTTTCTCAGAGGTTCATAGTACTCGCTATCGTTCAATATTGTTCTGCGTTTGTTGTTTCTTGCCATTGTTTATATTCCTATTGATATCCCAATTAGAGTTCACGAAGCGCGGCGTTGAGGTCTTCTACAGGAATCTCAGCATAACGGTCCTCAAGCTCATCCGCTTCTTCGAAAATTCTCACCGAAGGTTCGAAAGCTTCGTATCTGTCTGACCCCATCCCGGCGCCGTTGGCCGCCTTGGAGTTTGCCACTTTATTCTGTATATCGGCATTTTGGTTGGCGGCTTCTTCGGCTGTTGACTCCGGTGGAGGGGTTGTGGCATTTTCCGTTTTCTCGGTCGCGGTCGCGCCGTCGTCGCCGTCGGCGTTGAGAGTGTCGTCGTCAGCGGGCATTGCTTCGGCGGCGTTTTTGACATTTGTTTTGGTCGGTGCAGGGGCCGAATTGCTCCCCCCCGTACCAGCGCCACCTTCGGGCACCGTGGCACCAACTCCATAAGGAAAGCTTGGTCCGTCCTGAACCCCGTTGTATCCCACTCCAAACTTGTTCTCGTCGTTCCATCCCAAGGCGTGCTCGTGAATAGGCGAAAAGTCAAGATTAATCTCAATTAATTTGGGAAGAATTACACCCCCGTCATAAGCTACTACACCGACATCTGTATCTAAGTTGTGGTTGATGGTGAGATTACCGACCACTCCCAAAAGCCCGTCGTCGCCAGCACCGCCCGTGGTGTAACCGTCAAACTGTTCTCCAGATGCACCGGCCGTATTTGTGGCAAGATTCATGAGCTTAAGACGGATCAGAGGAGATTGTGTGATCGTTTGTGCTTGTCCTGTTTCTATATAAGTGGGGTAAAGGAACTGAGTTAAAAGCTGTACCTTTCCTAGATTATCGTAGGCATCGCTAGCTGTTGTTGCAGGCACTTTAAATGCGAGTGTAATTTTGCGCGTTGTGTTCTTAAAGAGGTATATGGGATCGGCGCGACCATATACTACTTCCGATGCCCAATCGGAATTAAAGGTTTCATTGTAAGCTGTAATATATGCCTTAAAGTATACTGTGTTGTTTGTGGGTACATGTGTAAACCCGATTTTTTGGCCTCCCTCGTTGGCCAGTTCCACATCGCGCTCAACATATCTCCCAAGAGGATCTTCAGTGGGATCAGCATTCCGCTTGTCATTGAAAGGGTTCCAAAAATCTGACATGTCTTTCTCCTTACATTAAGTCTTGTACGATATCGCCTACAGCCTCGACGGCTCCATTTTTAATGAGATCTTCCATCGCTACTACGTCTAAATAGACGTTCGCTACTAAATTAGTGGGCCCTGTGGTGCCACCTGTGCCGCCCAATTGAGCTAATGCGGGAGAAGGCGTATTTTTCACCGTAATCACTGATTCTGTAACGGCTTTAATGGCGCTAGTAAAAGCTAGTGCTTCGTCAGTTCTAACAGAGTTAATTGCCGCAGACAACGCAGCAATTTGACGAATCTGAGTGGTAAAGTTAATCTTTGATAAGGTATTTAATGCGGTGATAAGTGTGCTTTCTTCGGGTAATAATTCCAGTGCGCTCTTGAATTTCTCCATAATGGTTGTTATATTATCGGTACCTTCAATGCTAGCAAGGCTTACAAGAGATTCGTTAAATCTCGACATTCCGTCTGTTGCCAACTTGATGCCGTATCCTATCGCCAATGCTGCCGCCCCAATTGACAACAGAATTCCTACGGCTGCACCAATAAGAAGTGCCTGGGGTCCTGCTGTGGCACTGGTAAGAGCCAGCATCATTACTGCAAAAGCTATGCTAAATGCGATGAGCCCTGCGGCTGCAGGCATTGCCGCCGATCCCAGATCTTTAAACGATCCTACCAAAATTGAAAGCCCCAGGGCCGCCACGCCCACACCTGCCCCAATCATCGCGGCGGCTAGCCCAATAGATAACATCACCCCAATCGCTGCCGTAGTTAAGGCAGCTTGGGGTCCTGCCACAAGAGCTATTAATGATACTATCATTACCATAAACGCTAGAGTAAACACCCCAATCGCGATAGCTGCAGGAAGGGCGGCCGAGCCCAATCCATTAAAAGCCGCTGCTAAATCAGCTACACCAGTGGCAGCCAAATACACTCCATATCCTATCCCCAGAGCCGCCAGTCCAATGGCCACCATGGTTGTAGCCAAGCTTTTTCCGCCCTTGCTGGCCATTTCGCTCCCAACGGCTTGCTTCTTCAGAGAAACGTTAAGCAAATTGCTAGATGTTGTTGAGAGATTTTTCGCTGCAATGTTCAATTCCTCCACTGCTGTGTTTGTGACGGTGGCGGCGGTTGCTGTTCCCAGGCGCCAGGTGGTGACTACCTGAGCCAGACCGAGTGCTATAGTCGCGAGTTTCCAGCCCAGCATCGCGTACATTGCATACTTCGCCCATCCCGCAAACTCATCCACATGATCGGTAAGCCATTTTATCGAATCTACGAGCCAATCGATTAAGTCGGTAGACTCTGCTATGGCTGCATTCAGTTTGTCTTGGATTGATTGCATTTTTAATGCGCGGTCAGCCATCACTTCATAGTCTTCCGCACTTTTCTGTGTTGCCCCCGAGACCATGTTCATATTTCCGGACAAAATCAGAGCAAGATCTCCCACATCTGAGAGCCCTAAAGCATCCTTATAGAAGTTCTTCTGATAATAGGACATTGTGTCAAATGAAAGTCCTGCGTCGAGGATCGTGTTGCGGATTGTCTCGAAGCGTTCTGCGGGATTAGTCCCCATCATGAGATCCATCGCATTCACAAAGTTTCCGCCCAATGCGGCATTGAGTTTTCCAGCTTGTTCTGCGGCACCTTCGAAGGTATCAAATTTGTTCGTGATTTGGAGGACTTTGTCCATCTCCATGCCGGTGATCTTGGAGATGTGCTGTAAATCTTTGAAGGCTTGTACACCTTGATCGCCAAACTTAGCTAATGCAGCACCGCCTTTGGCAAATTCTGCGGCCATTTGTGCGGGAGCCACTCCTAATTCGCGGGCAAACGTGGCTATTTCCTCATTGACGCCGGCGGCATGTTCGGCATTAACTCCCAACATCTTCGTGGATATTTGAGTTGCCTTGGCCAAATCTCCAACGGCAATGCCTTGTTTGGCTAGTATATTGGTACTTTTGATTAAGGTCTTTTGTGAATCCCTCGACATAAACGTAAAATCGGTATAAGACGTAAACAAAGCTTGGGCGGACTTGCTTGCCTCCTCGGCTGTAACTGCAAACTTCTTAGTCTCATTATACGATTCTCTCACCACTGTCGCAAATTCTGCAGAAGCCCCCGTTGCACGTTGGAATCCGGCTTCCATATCCACTATGGCGACAGCCATCCCAATGATATTGTTAACGAATTGTGCGCTGATTGCGCTCGCTGCGGCATTTCCAAAGGCGCGCATACTCGCACCGGTGCCCTGTAGTCCTTTTGTAATCGATTGTATATTGCCAACAAAATCGTGGGTTTGCGGCATTGCCATCGCTTTGCCTAATGATTTTCCTAGGTCTCTAGAGGTTGCGGCCGCCTCTTCGATTGTGGCATGCCATTCTTCTGTCCTTTTGATTTTAGTGTCAAGATTGGCAATTTCGCGCTCATGGTTCTTAACCTCCTTCATGTTCTTCTCAAGAATACCTTTTTGAATCTTATCGTTAGCGTCGAGTTTCTTAGCTTCTTCTCCCAGAAAATCAATTCTTTTACGAT